AAGTTGCATAATCATTGTCAGTAAAACATTGAGCATAGATAACGAACTTATCAGCTTGTGTCTTACTGATATTATCAGTTATGTATTTGATGTTTGCTTTACGATTGTTATCACGCATTAAACACGGGATAAGTACACATATCTTGTTAATCGGACTCACCTCTACAGTCAATGAAGTTAAAGTTTGCTGCTTCACCGTTATCAACCAGAATTGACTGTCCACACATTGATTGATTTACCACTGACATAAAATATGTCCATTCAGCAGCTTCCTCAACTGTTATCCACTTCTTCAACATATTTTCGTTAGCAACTGCTTGAACCATATCGTCATTTGCATATAGCTTAGGTTCAAGACCCGTCATAACAGCTCCGAAGCATAATATATTGATAGGAACCTTTTTAAACCTATTTGTAAAGTTTATTGCGAGGTTCTTAGTATATGATATACGTCCGCCTTGCGAGGCCGCATACAAAGGGGTATCAAGTCCTACAATACCAGATATACTACCTATATTTAGAATTGACTTGATACAGTTATTTCCCCAACCGTACTCATTAACGACATTAACATAACCTTCAAGATTAACTGGTATGGAAATATCCTCCTCAATAGTTCCAGCATTATTGATAAGATAGTTAATGCCTTTTATTGGAGGAAGAGTTTCAGGCTTACTAACATCACACTCATAATGTTTATAACTTCTATGTACGATTGTGCTCGGCTGTATATCCAAACCGAACACATCATATCCCCTATCTAAGAACAAAAGTGCAGTCGCTCTACCGATACCACTACTTGTTCCTGTTATCAAAACTTTACCGTTACTCACCACAACTCACCTCGAGCTACTGATGAATAAGTACATTTGTAATTGTCTGCCCACTTTTTCATCGATTTGATATTTATCTGTTGTCGAGTATTATAGTCCTCAACCGCCTGTTCAAGTGTGAAGCCCATCTCACGAATCTTAGCATCAAGAGCTTCTTGTAATGCTTTACTCTGATTTAAAACATTGCCGTTATCCTTTAATCTTCTCTCTGATATCATATAAACTTTATTGTCTACAATGATATTACCATAAGCTGCAGCTTGTACCCAAGTAGTCGAGTCGGCTGAAGTTAAAGGGAACTTTTCAAGCACTTCTAATGCAGTACATCCGAAAGCGTGTGTCATAACATCTGGGTTAGGGCTATTCTTGATGATATCAAAACACATCTGCAACCAAGCAAATCGAGTAGCCGCATTATCTACAGTTGATACCGCAAGTCCTATGTACTTAATATGTTCACCATCTTCAAAAGTATAGTTAAGCATCTTATGTAACCACTTAGTGTCTTCTTCAAAGTGGAATACAGGCATAATCTTATCCCTATACTCAGGCTTAACTTTTGATATCATATATAAGAAGTTTTCCCAACTTTGAGCCGGTGCAGCTGCTAATTCTTCCTCAGTAGGCTCACGACCAATGACCTGAGGAATCTTATCCACTTGAGCATATATAGTTACATAATCGCCGGTGTCATTTATAAAGTTTATGTAGTCATCAACATCAACTTCTTTGCCTTTTGTGTATGCCGTATAAGCACCACTATCCACAAATAAACAAAATGCATTAGGATGTTCTTTAAGGTACTCGATGTCAGATAATATGTGATTACGCTCGTTCAACTGCGAATAAAGTTGGTCACAGCCTAATTCGCGTTTTAGTTCAAGACCCTCTTTTGAACCCCTACCTGCAAAATACAAGTGAAACGGTCCGTTATACATTATTAACCTCCTAGTTTATTTTACATTGTAATTATAATATATTTTTCGGCATAATACAACTAATCTGTCAATTTATCATTGACAGATAGTTTTTACCGATATTATCTCTCTTCCATTTCTGACATATACCATAACCAATAGGAGCGAACACTGCTTCAAATATCAGTTCAAATAAAGCTCCAGTTATAGCACATACAAAACATTGTAGAAGAGTCCAACCAAACAACACTTGGCTAACAATTAACGAGAACACAAAATTGTCAACAAATTGTCCGATTGTTGTTGACACATAAGTTCTAACAACAAATACACCATAAGTATCTCTATTGTTGTATAACTTACCAATAGCTGCATTAGTTACACTATTAGTAATACTTGCTACAATAAATGCTACCATACTACCAAATACGATATACCAATTACCTTTAACTGTAGCGTCAATAGCTTGATTAACTTCATTCATCATTCCAAAATCATAGAATGCACCCCAGTTGCCTGGAATCAATGCAGCTAAGTAAAATAACACCGCTATAACAGCACTAATAAAGGTTGCAACAAGTGACACTTGAACCGATGCTTTAGCACCGAAATGTTTCACTATGATGTCCATACTTAAGAAAGACATCCAAGAAAAAATAATACCGCAGTCAAGCGCTAACCAATTATTGGAGAACGCTATTGATTTGTTTGCAAATAAATTCATACAAACAATGGATATCACAAACATTGTTAATACCCAAGCTGGGATATCTTCAAGAAGTGTTCTAAATTGCTTAAAATAGTTTTTTACTTTATTTATCATAATTTGTCTCCTAAGTTTTATTTATACAGAGGAATATTTGGAATGAACTCTGTTTATAATACATCTGATAAGAAATCTCTTAACTGCTCTTCAGTGCACTCTTCGTGTTTTGCAGCTATGATGTTGTAGGCATCATTTGGTAAATTTCCAGCGTTAAGCAATTTCTTATATTCATCTTGCAATATATTTTTAAAGTCATCATAATACCAACAAGGTGATATTTCAGTATCACACTTGAAAGGAATCTGCACAGTAGGCGCTGCTGATATTTTCATTATATCTGATAACAATCGTGAAACCTTATCAGCATTTTCTGCAGGACATTCTCCGATAAGCTCATCGTGAACTTGTAACAGCATTCTAAATCCTAATGCACGTAATTCTTCGCTATCGAAAACTTTACGCATTGCAAGTTTGCTCATTGTAGCCGCTCCACCTTGAACTCGTGAATTGACACTTTGTCTCTCTGCTTGAGATATGAATGCTCCATTATCTCTTATATCAATCTTATCAAATCGAGCAGCTTCTTTGATTGCATTTACTTGTTTCCAACCTCTTGCAGCATCTAACTGACTTCGATATTTTTCAATCAACGGATTAACTACTTTTGTTACTAACCCCTTTGAACCTAAGAGCGGATTTATGTCCACTGCATTCTTTGATTCACTTTTATCAGTAATAGTATACTGTGGTAAGTTTATATCTGGTAAACGTCTACGACGACCCCAGAAGTCTTCTACATATCCGTTAAGTTTACAGTCAGCGATAGTTTTATCCATCCATTCGCGAACCTTTGGGAAACCTGTGTAGAAGTCATCAATAATCTTATCAGCTTCTTTAACTGATGCACCAATCTGGTCGGCAATTGACGCATTACCACGACCATACATAAGACCAAGTAAAATACTTTTACAGTTACCACGTCTTTTCTTACCCATCGGGTTTGGTGAACCGTCCTCAAAATGCTCCATATTATCCCAGTATGTGTTCTTGTATACACCACAAGCAATAGTTGCATACAAGTCTTTATTCTGTTTGTAAGCTGAAATCATATTCTCATCTTGAGCATATTCAGCAAGTAGACGCGGCTCTTGTTGTGAAAAGTCTCCACCTACCATAACATAACCATCTGATGCTTTAAACATCAAACGAATTTCTTTGTTATGGCTCGGGATATTCTGCAAGTTAGGGTCATTGGAACTAAAACGTCCAGTGTCAGTTCCAAGTTGATTAAAGTGTGCGTGAAGTCTGCCATCTGCAGCATTCACACATCTAGGTAACTTATCAATATATGTACTAATAAGTTTTTCAAGGCCTCGTTGCTCTAAAACAAGTTCACATAACGGATTGTCAATCTTTTCAAGAATTGCTTCACCTGTTCCTCGTGGTGACTTCTTGTCGATTACGGGTGTACCTAATACATCGTATAGTAGTATTGCAAACTGAGTTGGACTTGTGAGCTGAGGTGGGTCTTTAAGTTGTTCACTCTTAGATTTCGCATAAACAGTTTCGCCCTTCTTGTTTACTTTTTCGGCTCTAAAGTTAGCTGCATCGGTTTTACGCCATTCATTGATTACATCACGATAAGCTTCTAACTGAGTATCAATACGTGATTGCACGTCATCCGCTAACTTATGATATTTCTGGCTTAATCTGTTTGCATATTCTATATCAATTTCAACACCTGTAAGTTCCATTTCAGCAGCAACTTCCATAACAGGCATCTCAATATTATGAAATAAATCACTTAATCGTTCGTGACCTGGTTGATTAAATTGCAACTGCTGCCACTTATAAAGTTTGTAGGTCATAAATGCGTCAGTAGCTGCATACAATGCAAACAATTCAGGCTCAACAATAGCATATTCAATATCTTCAAACAAATGGTCGATTGAATATTTTTCAACGGAAGAATCAATCTTATCACGATACTGGTCTTTCAACTTAGCACTCTTTTCGTTCTCATCAAGAATACGAACAGCTACCATTGTGTCCCAGTAAACTTTTAGTTGAACACCACAAGTACACTTGATAACTTTGTAGTCGAACTTACCGTTGTGCATTATTATCTTTGTGCCTACAAGTCTGTTAAACTCTTCTGTTATATCAGCCTCGGTCAACTGATTTTCAAGTCTCTGATATGTAACAGGATTAACGTGATTTAAAGGTATATAAGCATTCTTCTGCCCTGGGGTGTATATACAAGGCCCCATAAGTTTACAAGTAATAGGGTCAAGACTGTTATTCGTTTCAGTATCTATTGCAATTTCGCCATTAGCAATAGCAGCATCAATATACGCTGTTAATTCTTCACGCGTTCTTATAACTTGTGTATCATCAACAAATCGACCTAATATCTTGTAAACATTTGTACGAATAGCGTCAAGTTTGTACTCTAACGGAATATTACTTGACTTTATCGCTTTACTGATTACTTTATTAGCATCTTTAGGATTGTTAACTTTGTTTATTACTTTTTTAGGAGGAGTCCGCTTTACAACGAACTCCTCACCCCATAATGAACCCATTATTAGTAATAACGGGGACCAGGTCTAACTGGCGCTCCAGTTGTAGTAGGTGCTTGCCATCCAGGTGCTCCGGTTGGAGGTGTTGGAGGAGCAGGATATGCAGGTGCTACAGGAGCTGCAGTTTCAACAGGAGTTGCTACAGCGGGCTGCTGATATACAGGAGCACCTGTTTGTGAATAGTCAGGAACTGCAGGTGTAGGAGTTACAGCAGGAGCTGCAGGAGGCATACTTGCTGCCACACCTTCAGCCTTCGGCTGATAACTCATTGGAGCGGTCGCTGCCTGTTCTGCTGCTGGCTGTTGAGTTCCAGGGAATGCTCCGGTCTGGATGAATCCAACAATCTCTTGATAGTTCTTATTAAGAATAATACTACCTAATGCATCGTAATCATTGAACGCATCAGGTACTGGTGGGTATGCTGCATCTGTATATACTTTAGGACTGCAGTAGAAAATGTCATAGGTAGTATCCATACTGCCTGCAGCACCGTTACGCTTAATCTTGAATAACGATTCTGATAACGGTCCATACTCATCAATTAAATTCTTAAGTTTTGTTGCATAAGAAGTTGAGCGCTCCCAAACAACAGGAGTACCAACCATAGTTTGAGTCTGAGGGTCAAGATTGTACTGAACCATATTGATAAAGATTCTAGTACTTGTATTGTTACCTGTATTGCACAACGGACACATTTCAACTGCATCCTGTGGGTTTCTAATACAGTTTATCTTACGATATTTTCCTCCGACTGTGATGTTATGTACTGCATAGATATTGAATGAATCAACACTATCGTGCATAATTCTTACGATTGCCTCATCGCCGTCATTTCTAAGATTAAAGAAATCAAAGGTACCACGACTGCCACCATTACCGCCGTCTGCGGGAATAGCTCCAAATGCGATTTTTGCCATTATAAATGCTCCTTTTCATTTTGATATCATAATTATATATAATCTTAACTTATATTACAACTAATAACAAGTTAAGGTTTTAACTTCTTCAGGTGTTAAGTCATTCACGTCTTTACCTGCGGGCACTAAGAAGTCACTAACTACTACGTCATCGCGTATGTGACGTCTAAATCTTCTTGCTCCTTTACGTCCAGCTTCGTCACCATCAAAATATAAATTAAATGTACGAATGCCACTTTTATTTAACAAATCATATTGATAAGTGGTGCCTGTCCCAAATAAGCATACGGCAGGAATACCGATAGACCATAAGTATAAGCAGTTTATCTGACTTTCGCACACTGCAACGGACGTAATCTTTTGTTGTAATATGTAATACAACAAATATACAGGCTTTTGTACTGCTTCAGGTATCTGGAATCTTTTTGATTTAACATAACGTCCTGTAATAAAAACAAGACCGCCTTGCTCATCTCTCACAGGAAATGTTATCATATCTTTAACAGGGTCATATCCCACCTCAAACAAATCAACAATCTCTTTTGTTAACTTTCGATACCACATATAATCGTGATAGTATTCATAGCACTTCAAGATTGATTCATCCATATACTGCTTGACAGCACGTTTTTTATCTAATTCAATAGGTGGG